TCGACGGACCCATCCCAGGCCGACGCCATCAGCTTCTCACGCCGCTTCACCTTCACGGCGGGGTTCTTGGCGTAGAGCGCCGCCGTCTTCGCCGCCGTGTGCCGCAGCACAAGGTTCACGACATATTTCTTCGCGTCGAGCCAGCCCTTGTCCGCGCCGTCCCGAAGGAACTGCGCGTCCTCGCGCATCGTCTTGAACTGCTTTTCCCAATGCTTCTTGTCGCGGCGCACCGCGTCCTGCATCTGCTTGACCAGGGCCGCACGCGCAGCGGGCGGCGCCGGGTTCTCGCGCAGGATTTCGGTCTGCCCGCCGGGCGTGTCAGCACCCATCGCGCCGAAGCCCGCTGCGGGCTCCGGAGGCGCCATATCCTCGGCGTCCGGAAGCACAAAGGTCTGGCCCATGGGCTAGTGCCCCTTATCGCTCGTTGATGTAGCGCGAGCCCGAACGCGGCGCGATCCCACCCGGAACCGCCGGAGGCATCATGCCGGCCGGAGGGCCACCAAACGGAGGCCCGCCAGCCCACGCCTCGGGCGGCGGAGACGGCATCGGAGGCGGCGTCTGCCGCTGCGCCTGCGGCACGCCGGGCTGCTGCGGCTGCTGCCCGCGCGCGATCTGCCCCATCCGATCCGCGAACTGCCCCAGCGGATGCGGGCCGCCTCCGCCCATGTTCGGCATGACACACATATCAGAACCCTCCAAAGCTCGGCTCGCGAGCCTTCTTCTTCATGTCATCGAGCCACTTGATCCACCCGATAGTCCCCGTCTTCGGCGCGTGCGCCGCCGGGTTCTTCTTGCGCGAAGCCTTCATCATCCGGTCCACCAGATTGCACAGGTGGGACAGAAAGCTCACGAAATCGTCGTGCGTTGCGTTCGGGAACTTCAAAAGCTCCTCGCGGGCATCGCCCCACCACGGCGCGAAGGACGGAAACCTCACCATCCCCGCCTGGAGCATACCACGCGCGGTCGCCGCCATCGTCCGCTTATCTTTGCGGACGGTCACAGGCTCCAACACGCACCACACGCGCTCGTCGTTCATGCGGCGCCGAATGAACGGCCCCAGCGACATGCCGATGTGGTCGTTCTCGCCGGCCCAGGTCAGCGGCTTCTCGTTCCGCATGAGCCCCAGCATCTTTTCCACCGTCTCGTCCGGCGGAAACCGCCCCCACTCCAAGCTGGGAAGCACCCACAACACGCCGTTGTCGTCCACGCCGCCGACGCCCATGCACGTCCGGTCGTTCTGCTCCTTCGTGCCGACCGCATGATCCGACGCGGCATAACGAATGAGCCGCCCCGGCAACTCGTCGCGCTTGTAGGTCTGCAACCACGCCGCCCGGAAATCCTCGCCGTCCTCCGGGGACGGCCGGCCCTGATACAGCGACGCGAAGCCGCGCGGATTGCGCCGCCGCACCGCTTCCAGGTGGACCTTCGAGAACCGCTCCGGCCACAGCGCATCCCCCGGCGCGCGGCCCAGCGGGTCCGCATCGCCGGCCAGCGCCGGCAAATCGAGGATGCGCCAGTTGGCGGCCTCCTCCTCCACGAAACACGGGTTGTTCGGGTCCGTCAGCCGCCCGACAAGATCATCCTCATGCCAGCGGGTCATGATGATAATGAACCGCCCACCTTCATCCAGCACACGGGTCTGGATGTCGTTCTGCCACCAGGACCAGCACTTGTCGCGGACGGCCTTCGACGCCGCCTCCTCGCTGTTCTTGATGGGGTCGTCAATGATGATCAGGTCCGCGCCGCGCCCCGTGATGCCCGTCCCGCGCCCGACGAAAAAAAGCATCCCGCCCGCTTCCGTCTGCATACGATCGGCCGACTTGGAGCCCTTCCGGAGCGCCGCGCCAGGGAACATTTCCCGATACAGCGGCGTCTCCATGATCGCGCGCACGTCACGCCCGATATCGCCGGCCAGATCGTCCGAATAGGTGCCAACCGCCGTGCTGCGGGTCGGATCACGCCCCACGAACCACGGGATCATGCGCTTTGTCGCAAGCTCCGTCTTCCCGTGGCGCGGCGGCATGGTGATGATCAGGTTCAGCCACTCGCCCTTATCGACCTTCTGCAAGGCCGCCGCCAACGCCTCATGGTGCCGCGCCGGCTTGTAGCGGGACGAAACCGGGTCGTCCGGATTGTTGATGTCCGGCATCGTCACCTGGACGAATGGAAGCAACTCCTCGCGCGCCATCGCAATGCGCTCGGCACGCCGAAGCAGCGCAATGCGCCGCTGGCGCGCTGCCTCCTCCTGCGCGGCCTTACGCTCCGCTGCTGTCACGGGTGCGCCCCGCCCCCGCCGCGCGTCACCCACGCCTCGAACATCTGCCAGATCGCCGCGCCCACGCCTGCCAGACCGCCGCCAATGCCGACCGCTGCCGCCGCCTGCTGCTGGGGCGCCGGAGGCGCGCCGCGCTCAAGCCGGTCGTTCAGCACCGCGAGCTTCGTGGACACGTCCGCAAGGTTGTCGCTCAGCTTGCGAACGTCCCCGCGCGCCTCGCGCATGTCTTCCTTGAGAGCGGAAATCTCGGTGGAGAGGATCGCGGTTTCGCTGGCAGGCATGGCGTCAAACCCTGATTGCGGCAGCGGTCGCGAACAACTCGTCAACCTCTTCTGCGCCCCACCCGAAGTTCTCCGCCACTTCCAGGACGGTCGGGGAATATCGGTGGATTTCGTTGGCCTCGCGCCACGCAAGCGCCTGCAAGCCGCCCTGGCGAGCCATGTAGGTTTCCACCTGCGGGAGCGCGGGTTGGTTCTTGTGGCGCTTCAAGAACAGCGCCGCCTTGATCTGGAAGCGCGTCACGACAACGGGCTTCCGCTCCGGCGAGGGTGGAGGAACCTCCGCGCCGACAACCTCGAAATCCTCGTCCTCGCGGGCGAGGCTCTCGACCACCGGATGCTCTACCGGCGCCGGGGTGTCCACGGTCAGCCGGTGTTCGGCCAACGCCTCACGGAACGCCGCCGCGCGCTTTCGGAGGTCGTCCTCCGTGCCAAAAACCTCAACGATATTGGCGGGTATCTGCTTCATCAGCCGAATGTCCCTGCATAGATCGCGACATTGACGATCATCGTGGGCGGCATGTTCTGCGCCGTGCCGGAACCGCCGTTGGCGATCGTGATGCCGGTCGTGGCCGACGAGAGCGTCAGAGAGGGCGTTGCATCGCCCTCCCAGTTGCCACTGGCGGAGAAATCATTCGCGCCCCCGGGGGATTGCTTGAGCAGGGTATCCCCGCCCGTGACGGTGTGCGTGTGCCCAGGGTCCGTGATGCTGTGCGTGTGCGAGTGAAGCCGCTGGTCGCCGCCCGTCGCTCCCAGCGTCGTTCCCGTGATGCCGGACACGGCGTTGGTGACGCGGCTGGCGGCGGAGCCGCCCATGTCGTCCTTGCCGAAGCGCGCACGGCCCCGGAGGTCCGGCAGGGTGAAGGTCGTGCTGCCGTCGCCCACGCCATAGGTCGTGCCGATCTTGGCAAAAAGCTTGGCGTAGGTGGTGCGGGAGACGTTGCGGCCGTCGCAGAGGAGCCAGCCGGCCGGGATGTTGGCGTCGATGCAGGCGAAATCCGCCAGCATCCCGATCATGATGTCCTGGACCTGCTCGAACTGCGGCGCCTGCCCCGCCGCCGTGGCGGCGGAGAGCGCGACGGGCGCGCTGACCGTGAAGATGGGCGTGTTGCGGTTGATGGAGAGAACCGTAGTCGGCCCAACGCCCGCGTCCGTGTAGTAGCCGACCGTGAACCGGGAGCCGGCGTCGCCGCCGCTTTCGATGTGCGCGCTACCCAGGTCCAGGTGCCAGCGCGCGTTTCCGGCAATACTGCCGACAATCTTCGCGGACTGCCCGGATGCCGCTTTGCTTAAAACAAGCCGGGGGCTACCCTTGGCAATCCCAAGGTCGCCGGTCATGTCCACGCCGCCGGATATGGGCACGGCGAGGGCGTAGATGCGCGCTTCCGCGATCGCGGTCGCTTCCGCGACGGTGGTGTAGCTCACCCCGCCAGAGGTCGCGATGAGAGCCCACTTGTTCGCGGCGAGGTCGGTCGCAAAGAGCGCGGCTGACGTGTGCGCTGCGGTGCAGAGGTAGGTGGACGTGCCTTCCGTCACCACGTCCTTGACGGCGTAGGTGGTCGCCGTGACCCAGGCGCCGCGGACGTTGTAGCCGCCCATGAGGTTGAGGACGCCTTGGCTTAGGCTGTCGGGCGTGACCGATTGGTTCGCAATGGCGCCGTCGCTGCGGCGCACGTCCCCGAGGGCGGCGATGATGCTGTCAGTCGTCACCTTGAGGGCGTCGAACTGCACATCGTCCTGCGCGCCCGGGTAGGGCTGCGTGGGGTTCGCGCTCTGGTAGTCGGAAAAGTCGAACGACCGGGTGTAAGGGGTCGGCGGCGGTGCCGGCATGTGATCGCGCCCCGCGTGTTGGGTTATGTCCGGGTAAGTGTATCAGCTTTCCGGAGAAATCCGAAAGTCAGGATTGACCCCGAAATTTTGTATGGGGGTCGGTCAAAACAAAAATGCGCGCCGCGCGGAGGCCCCCGGGAGGGCGGGGGCGGGGGTGCGGGACGCGCCGCGCCACGCGCGCGGACGCGCCCGAGCATCTTTCCGGACGGCGCCGCTGGCCGCCACCGCTGAACCCACCGCGCCAGCCGCCCGCAATCGTCCGGGACGCCTGCCCGGCGCGATCCCGTGGCGCCATGTGTGTGCAACACATGGCCCGGCGTGCAGGAAAGCCCCGTTTTCCGGGCTTATCCGGGTTCGATAACCGTGACGTTACGCCGGTTTTCCGGCGCTACGTCCGATTGACGCGCCAACTCCGCCCGGATTTCGTCCAGGCTCATCTGTCCAATGGGCTTGCCGCCATCGTCCGCGACCGTCCGGACGTTCCGCCCGACGACCCGGCCGACTTCGAGCCCGAGCCGCAGCGCCGCCATGTATGGGCCGGAGACTTCGCGCTCGCCCTCAACAACCTCACGGAGACGCTTCAGCGCCAGGAGCGCGACAGGAAGCGCCGTCTGGCGCACCTCAGCGTCAATGGCCGCGCCGACCGCAGGATTGACGACGACGCGCCGCCATTGCTCCGGAGCGCCGTAGCCGGCCGCCTCTGCCGCTTTCCAGCCGTTGCCGCCATTCGTCACATATTCCCGGACGAAAGCCTCTTGCTGCGCCGTCAATCCGTCGCCCGAAGCCCACCGCCCGAGCGCACCACGACCGATGGCTCCAGCCTCTAACGCCCGCCCTCCGCCTCCCGACACTCCGCCAAATCTCCCGACAGCCAAGGTCTAGGCCCCATTCTGCCACGCCCCAAAAAAAATATCGCCTCTCGTCCGCTATGTCATCTTGACAGACCGGACGACGCCGGACTACGCAGGCGAACCGGACGGCACCACCCGCCCGGCGCCACCGCAATGGAGCCCACCACATGCTCACCAAGACGGGACGCAAGATCGTCCCGACCCGCCCCCGCCCGGAGGAGCCCCGCTAATGGCCCGCCGCGCCAAGCACTCCCCCGAAGCCGCCGAGGCATGGGCCGCGTCCCTGATCGGTGCCCGTGGCACCGTGTCTGCCCTCACCGAAAAGACACGCGGCCCCGTCCGGTTCTGGCTCACATCCAATGGCCTGCCGTCCGCTTTCGTTCGCGGTGGTGACGGCTTCCCCGGCCTCACGATGGCGACGCTTTGCGCCGCCTGGAACGACACCACGAACGAGACGCTTGAAAGCCTCCGCCGCCTCGCGAGCGAGACGGCCAGCACCACCGCCGCCCAGGACGACACCACCACCACCACCACCACGGAGCAAGACGATATGGCCCTGCAAGAAAGCCTCGCGATGACGCGCGGCACCCGCACCACCACCACCACCACCACCACCGCCCCCGAAGCCGCCACGCAGCTTGCCACCCTCATTGCACAGATGGCCGGTGGTGCCATCGACGAGAACAAGGTCCGCGCGATCGTGGACGAGCAGGCAGGCGCCTCTATCGCCGCCGCATCCCGCCACGTCCTCGAAAACGTCAAGACGGAGCTGACCTCCGCCCTGGAAAAGATCGCCACCGCGCAGAAGATCGAAATCGAAGTGAAGGACCACACCGGCACCGTCCGGAATGTGGGCCGCCAGCACAAGACTTTCCCCCGCCTCCTCAAAATGGCCGCCGCTCGCCGCAACGTTTGGCTTCGCGGCCCGGCTGGCAGCGGCAAGACCACCGCCGCGCGCATGGTGGCCGAAGCCCTCGGCCTCGCCTTTTACTTCACGGGCGCAATCGACACCGAATACAAACTTCTTGGCTTCACCGACGCCCAGGGCCGCATCGTGAAGCGCCAGTTTCGCGAAGCATGGGAGAACGGCGGAGTATTCCTCTTTGACGAGGTTGACGCTTCGCTCCCGAACGCCGTCCTCGCCCTGAACGCCGCCCTGGCGAACGCCTATTGCGACTTTCCGGACGGCTGCATTCCGAAGCACCCGGATTGCATCATCATCGCCGCCGCCAACACCTACGGACTTGGCGCCGATGCAACCTATGTGGGCCGAATGCGCCAGGACGGGGCGTTCCTCGACCGTTTCGTGAAACTCGATTGGGCATACGACGAGGAGCTTGAGCGCGCCACCTGCCCGAACGCCGCGTGGTGCGCACACGTCCAGGCGATCCGCGCCAACGTCACCCGCCAAGGCTTGCAGGTTATCGTCTCCCCGCGCGCCAGCTACGATGGCGCCGCTTTGCTCGCCCATGGCCTCACCTGGGACGAAACCGAGGAGGCCACCCTTCGCGGCGCCATGACCACCGAACAGTGGCGCAGCGTCGCCATCGACGCCAGCGCGCGAAAGGCGGCCTGATCCATGCTTCGCATATTCGACAACCCAGCCGCCCTTGTGGCGGCCTACACCGCCGCCGGTTGCCCCCGCACCCACAACGGCGACAACACGTATTGGCTTGGCGGAACCATCGACGGCGCCCTGCACGACCTCCGCAACGGCGGCAACGAGAAGCACGTCTCCGCCGCCCGCGCCCTACTCGACAAGATCATGCCGAGCCTGCCCGCATCCCACGTTGAAGCATGGTCGCCCGATATCGCCGGAGCCTACCCCAGCGTCCCCGACTTTCTGGCAGGCGCCCCCGACTGTATGCGCCGCCGCATTCGACAGGAAAGCGATAGCGCGCCCGTCCATATCCTCATCAATACCGTATCCAGCGGCGGCATCCCCGCCGCCGACCTCACGCGGCGGGGCGTTGCCTGCCTCGCCCTCGCGATGGCTCTGCAGGCTACCCGAGGCGTGCGCCTCTACATCGCCGCCACCCTGCACGGCGCCGACACCGCAGGCCGGACGGAATACCTTGTCCGCGTCCCGTCCGAACCCCTTAGCCTAGCCGAAGCCTGCACCATCCTTTGCGATGGCGCCGTGACGCGCGGCATCCTCTACGGCCTAGGCCGGCACGAAAACGGCTTCGATGGGGGTTGGCCCCGTGGCGCCTCCGGCGCCGGTATCACCTATATGCGCGGCCTCGCCGCCCGCGCCGGTATGCCGGAGGATACCATTATCCTAACCCCGCCGAGCCTCGGCCACGGCGACGACCTCCCCGAAATGAAGCGCGACCCCGTGGCATGGGTGAAAGCGCGCCTCGCGCCCTTCATGCCCCAGGACTGACGACCCCAACCCCCACCAGCGCACGCGGCGCCCCGTCGCGTGACGCTGGCAAGGGATGGCGCCGTTGCCATCGCACCACCACCACAGGAGCCCACCACATGACCAGCACCCGCTTCTGGCGCGTCTATTCGGACGATATCGCCGCCCCCGAGCCCACCACCCTTGAGCGCGAAGCCGCCGACCTCCGCCCCACCGGAGGCGGACGCGACCGCCCCGCCATCATCGCCCAAGCCGCCGACGCTATGCATGCCGTCCGCATCGCGCATGCCTACGCCCTGGATTGCGAGCGCACCCCCACCGACGCCGATCCGCGTGAAACCACCTGCACGAACATCCCCACGGACGGCTATCCCGTGCCCGTCCTCACCCTAGCCCGGGCCGACCGCGCCAGCACCCCCGAGGAGCGCCGTGCCGTGCTGCAACGCGGCTTGTGGTTCCTGCAACTCCGCAAGGACCGCGAAGCCCGCGCCGCCAAGCGCGCCGCCCAGGCGCAGCCCGAGCCCGACGCTTCCCCGATCGCCGCCACCCCCACCTAGGGAGCCCTCGCACCCACGGGCCGGACCTCCCGGCCCGTGTAGCGAAGGCATCCCGCCCTCGCCGCCTCACCACAGGCGGAACATGGACCACCACCACACCATGACCAAAACCCTAGCCTTCCCCCTCGGCCGCACCCTGGCGACCCCTGGCGCCGTCGCGGCTTTCAACGACACCGCGCCGCTGTTGCTGGCGCTGGACCGGCACGTTGCCTGCGATTGGTCCGAGATGACCGACGACGACCAGCAGGCTAACCGCCTCGCGGTGCTGGACGGGACGCGCATCCTCGGCAGCTACACCGTGGAAGGCGTTCGCCTTTGGATCATCACCGAAGCCGACCGCAGCGCGACGACGATCCTACTCCCGGAGGAGTATTGATCATGGCTCGCGCCATCCTCGCGTGCGTCCTCGCATCGTGGATCATCGCCGGCATCATGGCCGGCTTGCTTGCGAGCCTCACCGCATGGCCCGCCTAGCCCGCGCAGCGGCCAAAGCCGCTGGCACCGCCGCCGAAGCCCTGGCCCTCGCCGCCCTATGGGCGGCGGCGGCCATCGCCCTTCCGCTCATCTGACCCACCATCAAAGGAGCCCACCACATGACCAAGCACACCCCCGGCCCGTGGACTGCGCTACAGGAGCCCAGCCTTTCGCGCTGGCGCATTGGCGCAGGCTTCGCAGCCGCCGACAGTGTGGCCGCAGTCTATGCGACCAATGTTGACGGCATCACCGAGGCCAACGCCCGCCTCATCGCCGCCGCGCCCGAGTTGCTGGACGCCCTTCGCGCCCTGCACGCCTTCGCCTCTCGCATGGTGGAGCGCCACGGGATGAACGGCGACGACAGCATGACCGACGCGGACCACGCCGCATGGCAGGACAGCGCCTCGCTTGCGAATATCGCCATTGCCAAGGCAACCAATGACTAGCGAGCCCTGGACCCCCGCAGACAGCCCCGCCCCCTTTCCAGGGTTGGGCCTCTGCTTCTACGAGCGCGGCCCGATCCGCCCGCCGCGCCCAGGCGACTACTACGCCACGCCAGGGCGCCCGATCCGACAGGCAACTGAGCCCCACCAGTGGGGATCGCGCATCGTCCGCCCGACGCACCGCGCGGAACTGGACCCGCGCCCCCGCTGGCGCAAAGGCGCCCCGATCCTCTAGACCACAAGCCCAGCGCATCGCGCCGTCCGGAAAAGAAAACGGGCCGAGGGATCACTCCCCCGGCCCGTTGCGCTTGTGGTGCCACCATCACGCCCACCAGCCGCCCGCTTGTCGCGCTGGCGGTCCAACCCGCCGCGCCGCCTCGGCCTCCCCACCACGAGAGCCGGGCCAAGCCCCCGGATTGTATGGCACCGTCCGCCCCGTCTGCAACCCATTCCGGACGGGACCGAACAAGCTACCGAACAAGCCCGGCACCAGGTCTGGCAGCCCGTCCGCTAATCCGTCCCGTCGCCGTCCGGAACTAGATCCCCCAGGGGGTCTATCACGACCCCCTCGCCCGCTCCCGCCAGCACCCAGGCGGGCACGCCGTCATCGGCCAGCCACGCGGGCGGCTCCCCGTAGGCACACGACGGCGCCTCGCGCTTCTCGCGGGAGCCCGGCACCAGGGCGCGCATTTCCACGCCCACCCCGCTCGTCTGCCCCCAGGTTTTTTCCAGGGACAGCCTCGCGCCGGCCGCGTCGTCGTTCCGCCAGCCCGTGAACCAGCCGCCGTCAGACAGCGCATCGAGAAGGAGCTTACTCAGGTTGTCCGCGTCTGGCTTCGCCGTGTGCGGCTCGCCCCACCGCTCGCGCCGTGGCGTCTCGAACGTCCACCGCACGATGAGCCAGAGCCCGGCTGTGCCGCCTCGCGCTTTCGTCCACTCCGCGACGTTCTCCGGCCCGCCCATCATATCCATGACCTCCCGTGCTCTGCGCGTCAGCCGCTCCCGGTAGAGCTTGATCCCCTTGTCCGCCGTGGCTTGGCTCACAAAGCGCGACCGCCCGAACGCGCCGCGCACCATCCGGCCCGACTGCTTCGGGCGTGGCTTGCCGGAGACGTAGAGGCTCGCGACCGGGACGCTCGCCGCCCGTGGCGTGTCGGCCAGATGAGCACACGACGGCGCCTCGCACAGAAGCGCCTCCGCCTCGATTTCGATTTCCCTCTCAGGAGCCTCGCCAGCGGCTTTTTGCTCCTCGCCGCTACCCACCTAGCTCCCCTCCCCCGAAAAGCCGTTCTCGGTCGCCCCCGCACCAGCGGAACCGGCCATCCTCGCGGCGGCCATGGGGTTCGGTCTGTAGGTCTGCCACTTGAGGCCGCTCCGGTCCCCCTCCGTCAGCGTCAGCTTCGCCACCCGCTCGACGCCCCGCACGGTGTAGTGCAGCCGCCCATCCTCGCCCTTGATTTCGGCCGGCCCCGAATACCCCAGCGCGCCCAGCTTCCGGCACAACCTCGCCAGCCCATCGGTTCCGTCAGCCGTCAGTCCGCTCTCAGCGTGGGTGTAGGTGTGGGAGGTTCCGTTGCGGGCTTCGGTGGTAACGATGGTGTGGGCCATGGTGGGGCGTCCTCCGTTCGTGCGCCGGAGGATATCACGCTCCTCCCCGCACTCGCCAGCGCCGCCGACGAACGCATCCGGATCGCGCCCTACCTATAGGTAGAGGTATAGCCTCTCCCTAAGAGGTATATGAGGCTCTCTGCCTCTATACCTATAGGTATAGGGGAAAGTCAGAAACGCCCATTCTATAAGGCTCGAAAACGCCTACTCTTGGAAATCCGGAAAACCTAGGAGCCTTATTCTTCAATGGCTTAGGGGGGGTCCCTTGACTTTTGAGACACGCTTCCCAAACGTTAATCTAATCCCAGGAAACGAAGGGGGGGGACCCCCTCTAACCCATTGATATTTCAGGCGTCTAAAAATCTACTTTCTGATACCGGGGTCGTGACGCTCCTTCAATAACATCGGCCAAATCCTGTATTTGCTGGGCATGTAAGATTTTGTCTCGTCCGGAAACGCAGATCGGAGCCACGGAACCTTATAAACCGGGCACTCTCGAAGCCCCCACCGATCAATGCGCTTTGTAATTAACTGCTTGTAACCTGGGCAGGTGCTTGAATGATCGCTGACATATTGACATAAGACAAAGCATCCCGGTCGCCGTGGTGGGCTCCCGGGATGCTCACTGCCTCTGCCGCGAGGTAGGGATGTGGTGGTGCGGCGCCGGGGCCGTGGCGGGCCTCGGCGCCATTCCCTTAGCCGCGTAAGGGTTTCCCTTCAAGACGCACAAAAGCGCGATAGGGCAGATATTTAGTCCGCCTTGCTATCGTCCGGCCGCAGCGCGCGGATGGCGGCGGCAATGTGCTTGGGCGTGCGCGCGTGCTTATCGCCCTCACACACCCGCGCCGCCATCTCCCGCGCAGCCGCGAAGCCCTCGGCGCGCACGTCGCGGTCAACGCGGCGCAACCACGCAACTTCCGCCTCCAACTCCGCGACGCGCGCCTGTAGCCGCTCGATTTCGGCCCGCCGCTCCAACTCGACAGCCCGGCGGCGCAGGTCATCGGCGGCTTCGTCGAAGGTCACGCCGCGCGCGCGCGCGTTTTCTGCGGCGGTCATTACGTGCCATTCCTTGCGTCCATCAGGTTTGTCAGCCAATCGGCCTCAAACCATTTTTCCACGCCATCCACCCTGCGCTTTATGTCTAGCGTGTTGCGTGGGTGGATTTCCGCAAGTAGGTCGCGCCCGTCCACATGCGAAAACGTGCGCTTCACCATTGCGTCAAACCGCTTGGTTTTTTCATCTGCTGGTAGAGCCAGAAGATCCGCCAGCGTTGGCTGTTGCCTCATTCAATCGTCCTCCATGAACCACAGCGTTACGACAAGCCCGGCGATCAGCAGCCAATCCAGCGTGTTCATGCGACGGTCGCCAGCAATGGCGCGTCTGCCGTGATGCGCTCACGGGCGAGGCGCGCGTATTCCGGGTTGAGTTCGCAGATGGTCGCGTGGCGGCCGAGCCGATCGGCTACAAGCGCGGTCGTGCCTGCGCCACCGAACGGGTCCAGGACGTGGTCGCCGGGCTTGCTGCCCGCCTTAATGCACCGCTCGGCAAGGTCTGGCGGCATGGTCGCGAAATGCGCGCCGCTGTAGGGCTGGGTTGCGATGGTCCAGACGTTGCGGGCGTTGCGGGTGGCGCCGCCGACTGCGCGCATCGGGCCGTTCGTCTTCGCGCCGCCGTTTGCGCGCATGGATCCCGCCTGCGCGCCTACGTCCTGCGCCAACCGCGCCACGGTGCTTTCCTCGACCGGCTCCGCAATCGCCTCCGCGTCGTAGCAGTAGCGGGCCGCCTTCGTCAGCAGGAACACCATCTCGTAACTGTTGGTCGGCCTGTCGCGGACGCTCTCGGGCATCGGGTTCGGCTTGGCCCAAACGATGGCGCTGCGGAGGAACCACCCGTCCGCGCGCATGGCAAAGGCGACCATCCAGGGGATGCCGAGAAGGTCTTTGGGCTTGGCCTCGCCCATGCCAACGCGACGCGCTGCCATTTTCTGCCGCGCGATTGTCCTAGCGGCCCCTTCTGCCGATTTCCTGGCCATCAAAGAACCCGAAACGGCAGTGCCGCCCGTGCCCTTGATCGGCTGCGCGTAGCTGTCCCCCAAGTTTAGCCAAAGCGTGCCGTCATCGCGCAGCGCGCGGCGAACCTCGCGGAACACGTCCACCAGCCGCGCAACGTATGCGTCCGGGCTTTCCTCAAGCCCGATCTGCCCGGCCACGCCGTAATCCCGCAGCCCGTAGTAGGGCGGGCTGGTCACGCACGTCTGGAACGTGCCGACGGGCAGCGCTGCCATGCTGGCGATGCAATCGCCGGTCAGGACTTGCACCGTCACTGCGCGGCATCCACGGCGGCGAGTAGGTCGTCCAGCGTCGGCGGCTGCTCGTCCTCGGCGGGCGCGGACAGCGCGGCGCGGGCAACGTGCCCATTATCCGCGCAGCCGTCGCCGCTGTATTCGTAGTATTCCAGCGCCGCCCGCAGCCTGTCCGCCTCGGCCCGCGCCGCGTCACGCTCGGCCGCAACCCTGTCTAGCAAGTCGGCCGCGACTTCCGCGTTGGTATCCATGGCGGCGCGCAGTTCGTCACGCTCGCCATCGTAGGCGATGGCGCGTTGCTTCCACATTGCCAGTTCAGCGTCAGCCGCGTCACGCTCGGCCACCAGCGCGCGCAGAAGCGCGGCGGTGGCGCGCTGGTCGTGCGCCGAAATCATGCGGCCCGTCTGAAGCATCGAGGCGGCCCGCTCGACGTTCTCCCGCCCCGTGTCCAGGCCGCGCGCGCGCGCGTTGTCTTCGGCGGTCATCACTTCCTCCTCACGATCATGTCTTTCTCCGCGTCGTATTCCCACGCGCTCCAATCCGGCGTCTGCCGCAGGCCCCGCGTGTCCGGCTTCTCGCCCATGGCGATAGGCCCATGCGGCACGTCCATGTAGCCGCCCCGCACCATCACGGGCGCCTCGCCGCCGCCTTCCGGCGCCGTCAGCAGCCGCCCGACGATGGACCGATCCAGCCCAACCTTCGGCTCGTTCTGTAGCTCGTCGCGCTTGAGCGTCCGCAAGCATGGGTGCAGCCGGCCACGGGCCGCGAACATGCTGTTGCTCCCGTGGCGGGTGAACGGAGTGAACCGAATGGCCGCCTGCTCGATGTGCCAGAGCGCCCAGGCCATAACCTCGGCCTCACCATCCCGCTCGCGCTGGTTCGTGGCCCTCACCGTCTCGGTGATATCTTCCAGCGATCCGATGCTCGTCCGCATCAGCGTCCGCTCGCCGGCCATGGCTTCGGGGTTGTTCGCCTTCGCGACGCCCATCTGCCACAGGTGCCCGCGCTTCGGGGGCAGGCCCAGGCGTTCCATGCGGTCCTTCCAATCCTCCGGTTGCCAGATCACGATTGCCAGACGGACGGCGGACGTGAGCGCGTTCGAGCCACGGATATCGTCCCGCACGTCCTCGATCGTGCGCGGGGCGGCGTCCTTCGAGGCTCGCCGCTGCCGGTCCATCTTCCGGACGTGATGCAGCGCCATGTAGGCCGCGCGGCACTCGGAGATAATCCGCTGCGCCGCGTAGGCCCATTCCTGTGCGATCATGGAGGAGTTCTCGTCCCCATGGAGCGTGCTGGCGAGCGTGTCGAAGATTACCAGCCGGAGGTCGGGGATTTCCTTGAGCCACGCCAAGGTCTTCTCAAAGGCCGGCGTTCCCTCGCTCGCGCCGGTCGCCGGGTTCCGCTGCACCAGCCGCAGGGCTCCGCCCGCCTCCATCAATGGGACGACGATGAAGCGGTCCCCCGCCGCTGCGCGGCGGGAGCCGTCCGGGTCCATGTCCGCAAGCCGGATGTGGATTTCGTCCTTGTCGTCCTCCGCCGTCAGGATCACGACAGTCCCTTGCGCCTCGCGGTTGACCATCTGGCCCAACCAGCGGTCCCCCATGCGCGGGGCGGCGATCTTCATACCCAGGTCCAACACGGCGTAGGTCTTGCCAGCGCCGCCCTCGGCCACAAGAAGGTGCGACTTGCGGGCGGCGACGAGCCCTTGAACCAGCCATTTCCGGACGGGCTTCTCGCTCATCGTCCAGCGGCGGGCCGCGAACATCTGCAAGAAGTTCCCAGGGGGCGGAGAGGCATCGGCGGTAGCCACGGAGCCCCCGCTATCGCCTTCGACGCCGGCACCACCCGACGCTGCCTCTCCGCCCTCCTCCGCCGCAGCCTGCCATGCGCTCGCGCTGATCCCCTGCGACAGCACCGGCTTGGATGCGGCAATCGGTCCCTTGTCGTTGATGTCCCGCGACAGGATCGCGGCCCACTCGCGCTCAAACCTGTCCGCAGGCCATGCCGGCTTCATGTGCGCCAGCATCCACCCCTCGGTGAGCGCCTTCGCCTCCTCCGGGGTCGCGACCTGTCCGGCCCGGAGCGCGTGGATGTAGTGCCCAGCCACGCGGGAAAACTCGGACCAGCGGTTCGCGTCCGGCCCGCCGCCCTCGGTGATATCCTGCGTGAGCGCGAGCGGCGCCCGCGTGTCCGTCCCCGTCTCCGGCGTGAACACCAGCAAGCCTTGCTCGTTCACGGTGGGGCGCTTGATGCGCTTCGGCTCTGGCGCCCAGGCCGGACGCTCCGCGTCCGCAATCGCGGCCAGCAGATCGTCCAGGGTGTAGCGCGTCTCCGGCTCGCACTTGACCAGCGCGACAGGACGCTTCTCGCCGCCCTTGTGGTTGGTCGTGCCGGGCACGCGGATGATTTGCGGGATGCGGAAGAACGCCGCGTCACCGCCCACAAGCTCCGCCAGATGGCGGCGCGTGGCGGCGATCATGCGCGTGTCCTCGCAGGGCTCGTCCAGCAGCCAATACAGGTGGCGCTTCGGGCTCGCGGTTCCGGACGACGCCACGATGATCGAGGGCGGCCCCAGGATTTCGCTCAGGTAGTGCGTGGCCTTCTCCGCCAGCGCCTCGTCGTCCAGGTCAACGAGGATCGACGTGAACGCCATCACGTCATCGTCGTGCGGCGCGGTGCGGGTGACGCCGGGCGCGATGGTGCCGGGCACCACGAACGCGCCGATGCCGTTCTCGGTCCACCGGGTCAGGTGGCCCATGGCGCGGGTCGTGTCGCACATGACGGGTTCGGAGAAGGCGCCGAACTTGTCGGTGCCCTTCTCCCCCACCCCTCGCAGGGCGATGCGCGCCCCTGGCGGCAGGAGCGCCGACAGGAACGCATGGACGCTCGGCGCGTGGATGATCGGGACGCTCATCGGCTCACCCATGCGGTCGCGAGGAAGGCAACGGCGCTGATGCCGATGAACCAGGGGTTCGGGCCGCTTGCGGTCGCCATCCAGGCGATGGCAAGGAGCGCGATCCCCAGGATCAAGTAGGGTATTGCGAGCATGTGGTGGCGTGTCCCGTGGTGGGGTTGTGGTGGGTTACTCGTCGTCGCTGAAAGGTGTTGCTGACCGCTGCGGTAGTTGCAGTGTGCCGTAGCCTGCCAGGGCGATAACGCGCTCCGGCGTGTCGTTGGACGGGTTCCGGTCGTTCCCTCGCCGCGACAGCATCCCGCTCTTTTCGTGAGCGTCCGGCTGGCGCTGGCGCTTCGCGGCCCACTCCGCCTGCTTCATGAGCCAGCGGTCGCGCTTGGCGGCGCTCCGCGTGCGGTCATACACAAGCGCAGCGTGCGTCCCGCAGTAGGGCAAGGCTCCGTCCGTGGCGGCCCCGCAATAGGCGTGCGCCTCTTGCGGGTCGCCCGTGATGTATTGGCACTCCAAGGTGGTGCGCCGCGACATGGAGCTAGTGCCGCGTCTCGGTGGTCGGCGCCGTCCGCAGCAGCCCCATCAGGCGGCTTTCAGCGTCTTCTTCCATCGCCTGCAAGGCGGCGCGGGCGGGGTCCGTCTTGACCAACTCCGGGTCCAGGCCGCCCCGAAGGTTGTCGGCGCTCATCGCTTCGAGAAACTTCTTCGCAAACCGGACGATGGCGAGCGCCGCATCGTCTCCCGCGACGCGCAGCTTGTCGTCCGGAACGTCGCCCGTGGTCGCGCAGGCGGCCGCGATCGCCGCCTTGGCGGCGGGCAGCTTGAGTTGTTCGGGGACCGGCGCCTCGGTGTAGGCGAGCCCGAACAGGCGCGAGGACGAAAGCGGACGCCACCGCAGGGAGCGGGTCCGCGCCTCCTCCATCATGGAGTGAGCCCGGACGATCGCGGGGGAGCGCGGCGCGACGTTTTCCAGGCGCCGGACCTCCGCCTCAAACCGCAGCACCCACAACATCGACGCATGAGGGCCGGCCTGCGCGTCCATGTTGCCGGCGTCGGGGTGAACGTCATGGGCTTCGAGCCATTCCGTCCCGTCCGGAAGCCCGTAGTCCACGGGCCGGAGGTTCGCGACCATGGCCTCGGCGGTCGCGGCTTCGTTCATGCGGCCGGCGCTGGCGTTCTTCATCGCGGCCTCGCGATACGAAAGAACGTTCGCGCTGACTTCGTGCCGCAAAGCCTCCTTGTCCGCCGCCCGCAGCGCGGGGTGGTTCATGATGCCGCGCGGAAGCTCGAAGGCTTCTTCGACAACGGCCATGACGTTGTTCTCGATGTGCGCGTAGCTCGGCAGGATGCGCTTCAACGGCGCCGGCACGTCGCCCATGTAGCACTCCGCCGCATCGTGCAGCAGCGCGGCCAGCAGAAGCTCCGGCGTCTGGCGCACGGCGTCCGGATGCTCGGCGCGCAGAATGTCCGCGACGATGATCGAGTGGACCGCGACCGGGGTGCGGTGCGCGTGCGAGCCGCAATAGCGGATGATGCTCGCCAGCGAGTGAGAGATGTCGTCCAGCCGGATCATGCTGGCGTCGGGGCGGTTCAGGTAGAACCGCGCTCCGCTGGCGGTGAACACAAACGGGTCGTGCATAGGTGGTGGGCTCCGTGGTGGGTTATCAGCAATGTCATGCTGACAGACCGGAGGACACCATACAACGCCCTACCCTGGCAAGGGTTTATTTTGCCTCCCGCGCCATTTTTTCGGCGCGGTCCCGCACGTCCACGACGCGACGGGTCCAGCCGCGCCCAAAGTCGTCCCAGGTGGGCAGGGTTTGCAGCCACGCGAGCCGGCGCCCGCATATGATCTTCGCCGTCAGCGCCGGGTCCGCGTTGCGGACTGCCGCCAGCGTGCGCGGCCCGAACAGGCCATCAACCTCGGCGCCGACTGCTTCCTGTAGAAACCTCGTCGCTCTCCCCGGCCCGCTGTTCACGGCGAAGTCGAACGTCGCGAGGTCGATACCGGCGGGGAGGTCGTCCCCCCGCACGTCCCGCCAGAACCAGCCGCGATAGACGCGCGACGCAAGCTCCGGCGTCACCAGGACGATATCGGCCTTGTCCACGTCCCCATCGCCATCGAGGTCGAACATGGAGCCACGCGAGCGCGCATAGCGCAGCGAAATACCATGGTTCGTAGCCCCACCAGGATCGCGGGGGTGGTCCACATAGCCCCCTTCGTGCCGGAGGATGATCGGGATGCACGCTGCGAAGCGCGCGTCCGGATCGTCCCGGCGGAGAGGCGCGATTACGGACGGCGCGCGACGCGCCGGAAGGAACCAAGCCATCGAGCATTATTCTCCGCACACGGCGCGACGGCGGGCGCGCAGGATGCGGTAGTCCTGCATCATCTGCGGAAGCTCGGCGTCAGGTGGTAGGGATGAGAGTTCGAGAGCGGCGCGCGTGGTGCGCTCCGCCGAGTAGGGGGTGATCGGCAGGGCCTCGCACACGCCTGGGCTAGAAGGTGCCATCGCGCAGGCTGCGGAGAACATCACTGTCGCCGCGAGAACGGATATCGCGTTCAGCCTCATGCGCTCGCTCCACCGCGCGTTGGTCGCGCTGCTCGATTTGTTCGATGACCTCGCGCCGCCCGTCCGCTTCGCGGCGCTCGCCGTAAACCCACAGGAACACCAGGACGGCGAGCCCAGCGAGCGTGATCCGCCCCGCTTTCGTGCTGACGAGCCACGCGCCCGCCATGCGAGCCAGGGCGATTGCGCTCGTCACGGTGATCACTTGGAAAAGTCCTTCCGCTTCTCCGCCCCCTCAGGGGTCAGGAAGGCGTCCACCGCCAGCCAGATTGCGGACAGGATCGCAACCACGGTGCCGGCCTGCGTCAGCGCGTCCGGATCAATGAACCCGAAGTATCCACCGACTGCCGCCATGACGCCGGCCGCCCGCTTCGTGTTGCGTTCGGTGGCGCGCTCTTTGAGCCATGCGAGGGTCGTCATCAGCCGAACGCCATATAGAGGAAGGATTGACCCGCAGCGTTCTTGGACAACGGCGGTCGAAATGTGGTGCCGCTCACAATGACGCCGTTCGCATCGGTTGTGATTGCGGAGTTGGACCAGGGTTGCCAATACTTTGTCCACGGCGAGGTCGGATTGCTTTGCGCCTCGTAGTTGTGCATCCAGTTCGCGGCGGTCGTCTGGAACAGATACAGCGACTTGATCTTGACGCCGGTTTCCACCGTCGCGCCGTTGGCCGCGCCGTCGCCGGAATACGAGCCGATCTTCAACACGCCGGGGCGAGAAGCGAACATCAGCACCAGCGACGCATTGCCGGTCGCGTTGAGCGCGGTTCCTGCCACGTTGCCGATAGTGACCTGCGTGGCGGTCGGGTTCGTATTGTTGAGCCAGTTGTTCGTCGCCGTGCCGATGTTCGCAGGGAAAAAGCAGAGGTTGGCAGCGCCACCCAGCGATGGCGCGATATACATGCCCCACGAGTTGGCGGCGGCTGACATATTGCGCGCCCACATGATCTCAGGCGCTACGCCGAGATTGTGCGAAACCGTCTGGCCGGCCGCGCCGTTGCCGCTGATAAACGCCCCGTCGAAGAAACCGCGCCGCCGCTGCACCGCCTGCCAGACGTATTCAGTCGCAGCCGCGTTGACCGTGGTCGCCGTTCCCAGCGAGAACGAGCTAGAGCCGAACGCGGTAAAGCCCTGCGCGTCTGCGCCGAAGGGGACCACGCCGGACACGTTGAATAGGCCAAAGTTGCCCACGCCGATCAGCGCCGGCCCGCCCAGCCGCGTATAGTTGGCACCACGGTTGATCATCACAAGGTCAGGCGTCATGCCCGTCTGGATGGTCCGCGCGCTGCCGCTGCCGGTGTAGCCGCCGACATTGATGAGCCTTCCGCTCAGCACACCCCCGGAGCGTAGCCGGGCAATGCGTCCGCGTCCGCCACCGAACGCCATGGATCAGATGCCCGTGCCGGTCGTGATGAACAGGTCGGTTGTCTCGCCCGAATTGCAGATCGCCGCAATGTGCGTGATATCCGCCGCAAGCTCGAAGATTTCGGCGCTCTTGTTCGCGCCAATATACATGGTCGTGTCCACCGTCGCGGTGATGCCGTTGCTGGTCCCGAAGGCGACGAAGCACTCGTTGTCGCCGCCGTTCACAAGGCGCACGTTCCGCCGAACACCGGCCGGGAAGGTGCCGGGGACGGCGACGTTGCCGCTCGCTGCGGTGACGGCGAGCTTCGCGGACGCGACCGGCTGGAACAGCCGGAGGTCGCCCATGGTGCCCTGGAAGATGCTCATGTCAGGCGGCTCCCGAGACGCGATAGGTCGGATTTCCGGACGACAGCGCGGGGTTGAGCCGATACAGGACGCCCGGCTCCGGCTCGTCCAGCGACACGGAGAAAGCACTCGTCCAAGAGTTCGGCGCGCCGTTCGGCAGGGTGCAGTTGTGCCAGTTGCTCCCGCCGTCAAAGCTCCGCTCGATGGCGATGCCTCCGACGAAAGACCCCGAGACGGTCAGGTTGAAGCGGCCGGTCCAGACGCCAACAGGGGCGGCCGCGCTGCCAGCCAGGATGCCGGATACGACGCGGCCCTGCTCACCGATCCTGGAAGATGGGCTTCCCATTTGCCTGCACACCCCGACCAAACGTGTAGGGTGTCAGTATAGCGCCATCCGGACGGCTCCGCCACCGTCCGGAATGCTGGACGATTATTTCATCCAGGCCGGAAGCGCAGGGCCTTTGGGCGGGTTCTTCGGCGCCTCGCCGGCCCAGCATCGGTCCTGGAAGGAACAGAACCGGCATTGCCATGCGTCCTTGTCCTTCCCCAGCCGGGGGAGGGTGTCCACGGACGGCGCGGTGATGACGGTCACGCCGCGATCGGAGGCGGTCTGCGCGGCCTCGATATCGAGCGTCAGCACGTCCGCCCAAATCTCGCATGTGTCCTGGTCCTCCGCCGTGAACAGAGCGCGAGGGATGTCCAGGTAGGCCATGTAAAGGTTGATCTGCGCGTAGTAGAGCGGCTTGGAGCCCTTGAGCCCCTTGTTTTTGAGGTCTTGGAAGGACCGATGCTTGAGCCCCTTGTTCTCCCAAAGCATCGGGAACTCTAAGCCGTCCGCCCAAGTCCAGCCGTCCGGCGCCCACTGAGCTTCATAGGTCGGGCTCCACCCCCGAATGATCCCGTCCGCGTGGCCCTGGATGCGCGCCTTGCCTGTCTCCGGGTCTTTGGCGGCGTAGAACCCCCACTGTCCGCCGTCCGGCTTCTCCGTCCGCAAGTCGAACCCGGCGGCCCGAAGATACCCCGCCATGCGGGCTTCTGCGTCGTGGCCGCGCTGGAACACCCGCAGGATTTCGGGCGAGGGCTCACGCCCTGGGTCGGCCGGCGCCCCCTCATACTCGTAGCGCAGGCGCCGAAGGCACTCCTCCCCCAACAGGGACGCGCCCAGGTAGTCCCGCCTGCCCTGCTGCTCCCGCTGCGCTGCCTGCGCCGCGCCGATCAGGGTCGAGAGCGCGTGCGAGACACGCTCCGTCTGCGTCGCCTGGGCAAAGTCGATCATCCCTCAAGCTCCTTGATGCGGGCGCGGAGGCGGGCGTTCTCGGCTTCCAACTCCACCAACACGCGCAGCCGCCACACGCCGGGGGATACCTCTACCACCGGCAGGACATTCACCGGCTCCGGGGCGCCCCCTCGCAGGACGTGTGCGCTGCGTTCGGCGGCGTCGGTGCGTTGGTCGGTCGGTTCCGCTTCATCGGTCATCGGCTGGCACCCTCACCGCCGCCATGCGCGGCAGCTTCATCGTCGCGCGGATCACGAAGCCGCTTTCCGCGGGCTCTTGCGTAACCGTGATGACCGCTTCAT